CTAAACCTGTTCCAAAAGCTAAAAAGACAGTAACTAAAACTTCTAAGAAGTGAAATTATATAAGGCGCTAAGCTAAAACTTAGCGCCTTACTTTTACCTGGATTGAACTTATCTACAAAAAAGGTTATAAAAATGTCAAAAGATCGTATTCAAGAACTAGAGAAAAAGATTAATTCCGCTCGCATTCACTACTATAATGGAAATTCAATAGTTAGTGATCAGGTTTTTGATGCATGGTTTTATGAACTAAAGTCTTTAGATCCTAATAATAAGGCTGTAACTAGTATTGGTGCTCCAGTACCAGTTTCTGAATGGAAAAAAGCAAAGCACCAAATGCCAATGGGATCATTAGATAAAGTTAATTTACCAGATGAGCTGTCTAAATGGGCTAATGATGTATCTAAAAATGAAAAGCTTTTTGTAACAGAGAAGTTAGACGGTCTTTCTATTGAACTTGTATACGAACAAGGTCAATTTATTCAGGGCATAACCAGAGGTGATGGCATTGAGGGTGAGGATATTACTATCAATGTTCGTAAGATGAATGGAGTAGTGCTTAAACTAAATAATAATTTTACCGGCTCTGTTCGTGGCGAGATTATTATGAAAAAAAGTATTCATGATAAATACTTTTCTGAAAAAGCTAATCCAAGAAATGCAGCATCAGGAACTTGTAAAAGACTAGATGGAGTCGGTGTAGAATACTTAGATGTTTTTGTTTATCATGTATTAGGTGATTTGGACTTTAAGACAGAGCAAGATCAGTTTGCTTGGTGTCAGAGTCAAGGGTTTACTGTTCCTAATTTCTGGGTTTTTGACTCCGACAAAGAGGTTAGCGAGCATTGGAGGGATTACCAAGATTCTAAAAGAGATAAATTAGATTATGATATTGATGGTTTGGTCGTAAGGTTGAATGATTTAGCCAAACAAATGTCTTTAGGTGATAAAGATTTGCGCCCTAAGGGCGCTAGAGCCTTTAAATTTGATAATGAAGCTCGTGAGTCTGTTATTGTAGATATTACATGGCAGGTTGGAAATAGCGGTAGATTGACTCCTGTGGCTACTGTAGAGCCTGTAATGTTAGTAGGCGCTATTGTTAGTAGGGCTAGTATTTATAACTTTTCTTATATTAATGAATTAGGTCTTGATGTAGGAGCTACAGTATTGGTAGCTAGAGCAAATGATGTAATCCCTCGCATTGAAGAGTGTATTAAAGGTACTGGAACAGTGGCGAAACCTCCAAAACACTGTCCAGAGTGTGCTGGTGAGACTGAAATGCAGGGTGAAAACTTAGTTTGCACAAATACATTGTCTTGTCCAGCTCAAGTGATTGGAAGAATCAAGAACTGGATTTCAGAATTGAATGTTTTAGAGTGGGGAGATACTCTTATTCAAAGATTAGTTGAATCTGGTAAAGTAAAAACAGTAGCAGACTTATACAGACTATCAGTTAATGATTTGGCAAGTATTGATCGTATGGGTAAAAAGTCTGCACAAAAATGTTATGATTTACTTTGGGCAAGCAAAGACGTACCATTAGAAGTGTTTCTTGGCGCATTATCAATCCCTATGATTGGTCAAAGCACAATTAAATTGATTATGTCTTCTGGTCATGATACGCTTGATGTGTTTTATACACTAGATTCATCTGATTTTGAGAAAGTTGCTGGAGTAGGACCGATTAAAGCTAAATCTTTAGCTGACGGCATTAAGAGCAATCAGCCTTTGATTAAAGATATACTTAGTGCTGGAGTACAGATTAAAGAAAGAGTTATTGGAGTATTAACAAATAAAAGCATTTGTTTTACTGGTGCAATGGTTAACAAGCGACCAGTATTAGAAAAGATGGCATCTGATGCGGGTGCAGATGTTAAAAGCTCTGTTAGTAAGGGGTTAAGTTTTTTAGTAATTTCAGACACTAATTCAACAAACAGCAAAGCTGTTGCCGCTAGAAAATTAGGAACTACACTTATTAGCGAAGATGATTTTTTAAAAATAATTAATAAAAACTAAACGAATAATATTATATTTTTATTATGATAAATAAAAATTTAATAAATAAGGTTCAGTATTTTTATAAAAAATCTATAAAATTATCAGATAGAAACATATTTTACTTCTCTAATGGTGATGAAAAATATGTTTCTATTTATAAAAATGGAGAATTAAGCGCAAATGTTTATTTATATCCATATACTGGTAATTTAAAAATAAATAATCCAGATGTTACATCTATTCCTTTTGAAATTAAACAGTTAGTTGCAACTAATGCCGTTGATGCGATATTAATTATTTCTGCGTGTTGGAAATTATTTGGACCAATAATTCCTGATGCTGTCAGTTTAACTGATCAAGCGATTTCATTTATTACTAATTATTTTAATAGATTTAAAGATGATTCAAATTTAATTAAAAAAATTTCTATTAAGAAAAAAGAAAGTCCATATAATTCAATTTATTATCCAAACTCTCAGTATATTAGTCAAGTCGAATCGTTTAATATTCAAGAGGTTGAAGATGAATGGGATATTCAAAATTATATTACTGAAGCCGACGAATTATTTTTTGAAAAATCATTATAATTAAAAATATTATAGTTTATTTTCTATAAAACAAAAGAGCTGTCTAATGATATAGTTCGTTAGAGGTTAAAATGATAGACTTAAAATATATTATTTCTGATGAAATGTATCAAAAATGCGATAAATTTGCAAAAGATTCTGTATTGACTAGCGCCGACAAATATGCTCGGCGCAATCAATTTGATATTGAAAAAATTAAAAAAGATATTAGGAATGGAAAGCTTGGAGAGCAGGGCGTATGCAACTTGCTAAGAGAAAAGTTCCCACAATTATCTGATCCAGATTATGAAATTTATTCAAAAAAAGATAAATCATGGGCTCCGGATCTTAATGATCCCTCTGGAATTAGAATTGCTGTAAAATCTCAAGATATTGATTCTTCAATTAATTATGGAGAGTCATGGGTTTTTCAATATGGTGGTGGTGGAAAATACGACTGCGATACAGGTGTTTTTAAAGAAGTTGATGAAAATCATTATGTAGCATTTAATGCATTAAACTCCCCTAAGAGATTTGGTATAATTAGAGCTATTGTTAAAATTAAATGGCTACATGAAAAGAAATTATTTAAAGAAATGAAAGTTCATCAATTGCGGGGAAATAAATTGGCAGTATATTACGAAGATTTAATTAAATATGAAAGCGAGTTATTTCAACTAACATGACGCAAACTTTATTTAGATATCCAGGAGCCAAGAATAAGTTATTACCAGTAATTATGGAGAACTTAAACCCTCTCCTAGAAAAAGAAAAATCTTTTGTTGATGTATTTACTGGAGGAGGCTCTGTATTATTAAAAGTTGCTAAAGAGTATCCTGATCACACACTATACATTAATGATAAAGATTACTGGGTATATTGTTTTTGGAAAGTTGTTTCAAGCGGAGATTGTTCACAATTAAACAATTTATTAAAACTAGTAGGGCAGACACCGACTATAGACTTATTTTATAAGTTAAGAGAAGAAAATACTACAGATGAAGTAGAGTGTGCTTATCGTGCTGTGTTCTTTAACAGGACAACTTTTTCTGGAATTTTTAATAGCGGTCCAATTGGAGGAAAAGATCAAAAATCAAAATACAAAATTGATTGTAGATATAATCCAAAAAAGCTACAAGACAAAATATTAAAATGTGATGAGCTTTTAGCAAATCGTTCAGTCGTATCAAATTTAGATTTTTCTAAATTAGATGTATTTGTTAATAAAGATATTCCTGCATATTGCGATCCGCCATATTATATAAAAGGACCTTCTCTTTATAGAGAGGTAATGATGCCATGTGAGCATTTTGAATTGCGTAATGTGCTTTATAATAGAAAAAATTGGGTATTATCTTATGATGATTGTCCAGAAATTAGAAATTATTATACAGATAAGCCTATTGTATTTTTAGATGCTCGTTATTGTATAAATGGAAAAAAAGAAAAATGGGAAAAGAAAAACGAATTAATAATTCTTCCATAAATGAAGATTGCGATAAAGTTGAAATGATATTAATTTAATTAAAGGATTTATAATGATAGTAATAATTTATTTGTTAGCAATTTTTGGGTTATCTTTTTTTATTAAAGAGTCTGATGGTCCATTTGAGATTTCTTTAAGATTAAGAAATTTATTAATGACCAATAAATATGTAGGAGTTTTCTTTTATAAACTTCTATCTTGCTATTTTTGTGTTGGTTGTCATGCTGGATGGATAATTTATTTATTACAAATGTCTAATTTTAGTTTTTCTAGCATGATTTTATGGTCACTTGCAGGCGGCACATTCTCACTATTTGCTGACAAAATTCTTTCAAAATTGATGAGCTAATTTTTAAAATTAAAAAAACTTGACATCGCCGTTTTTATTATTATATTTGATGAGTGAGGAAAATTTTGCGCTAAATTAATTATAAATCGTCTTGGATTTGTTTCCAAAATTCAGAAACTGCTTTTTTCCAAGATTCTGGCGAATATTTTTTTAAATAAAAAAATAATTTATCTTTTCCTTCACCTTTTACGCCTGTAAAATCTTCAAAGTTATCTTTATTAATAATTCCGTATTTTTTTTCAGCTCGCCCTTTAGATCCGCTTAATAGCGGGTAAAATTCCTCTGGATCAAGAATATATTCTATTATTTCTATTTCTTTAGGGTCGGTTATATCGTATTTGCTTATAGCTTCTTCGGCTGGAGTGTATTTTCCTGGATGACCCATATATTTAACATCTTCTTCTGAAGATGGCTTTTTTAAAGCGACGTTATAGCCGATTAATAATTGTACAAGATGTATTAATTCATGAATTAATGCATAATAAACTCTTTCTTTTTTTGAATCTTTTTCATCTTTATTTATAGTTACATTTATTTCTAAAAAAATATCTTGATTAAATTCTGCAGAAATCTCGTCTTTATTTGAATATTTAAAATTAAATATTACATCTATCTTTTTTGAATTAGATATACTTTCATATATAAATTCTAATTTTTCAGGATTATAATTTGAAGGTAAATCTAATAAATTTACATCAACTTCAACATTAAAGCTTTTAGATTTGCTTTGTTTTTTAAAAGAGTTAAAACAAATTAAATAATTATTCATAATATCTTGAGCCATTTTTTCGGGATGTTTCATTATCCCTGCATTAGATATTAAATAATATTTATTACACAATTCTGATATTTTTGAAATTTTCAATTCATTATCCTTTTATTATTAACTTATTATATTCTAAATTATAGAAAGAAATTAAAATGCTAGGACTTTGTTGTCAATATATTGAGAAAAAAATTAAACGTAATGGTAATGTTGAGTTTGTAAATATTGTAGATGAAAAAGGTTTACAATATGGTCAACATTTGAAAGGCAAGTACCCACTATCTCAAATTCAAAAAACTTGGGTTGATAATGCCAACGGTCTTTTCTCTATCTTAAAAAGAGTCAATTCAGAAGGTATTAAATTATTTAGAGTTTCATCAAATGTATTTCCACTTCACGATTCTTTACCTTCAGAACTAGATTCTTGTCAAGAAGTTAAATCAATCTTAGCAGAGGCTGGAAAATTTATTATTGATAATAATATGAGAGTAACTTCTCATCCAGACCAATTTGTTGTATTATCGTCTAATAAACAAGATGTGATTCAAAACTCAGTTAGGCTTTTAGATCATCATGCTTGGATATTTGATCAGATGAATCTTCCAATATCTACTTTTTACGCGATTAACATTCATGGTGGAGCAAAAGGTAACTCTAATATACTAATTGAGTCTATTAAAAGCCTTAAACAGTCAACTAGAGGTCGTTTGACATTAGAGAATGATGAGAGAAGCTATAATGTAAATGACTTATATGAAGTTTACCAAGAGACAGGAACTCCAATTCTTTGGGACAGCCATCATCATGTGTTTAATGATAGTGGTTTATCTTTAGAAGATGCACTTGTTAAAGTTAAAACAACATGGGGTCAGGTAAAGCCCCTCACACATTTATCAAACACAGACCCTTCTTTAGTAAATGGATCTTTTACAGAGAGACGAAAGCATAGCGATTACGTTCATTATTTCCCAGATTGTCAGCTTCAAGGAAATAACAATGATGAAATTGATGTAGAAATGGAATTTAAAATGAAAAATCTTGCAATTTTAGAGGCAATTAAAAACTTTAACGTAAAACTATCATGATGATTTTTTAAAATTATCACCCCTTGACAACTATTTTTTTAAAATTATATTTGTGTTCCCTATAAAATTGAGGTTTAGATGACGACATTTCAAGAAGCTAGTCAAACTAGAGTTGCTTTAAAAATGAAACTTTCTCAATATTCATGGTATAATGGTTCGGCAGTATGTTCTTCTGCTTCTGAAAATTATTATATAGGAATTAGTGTTTCAAAAATAGATAATAAAGTTAAGAAAGTTGTCCCTAATAGAATTAATGGAGTCAATATAAAATTATTAATTGACTCCAACGCTTGATTAATTTTTAAAATTAAGAGCCCTTGACACGTAATTTTTAAAATTTACATTATGTGTGTCAAGGGCAACACCATTTTATGACCTATTTTTCTTATGAAAGTAGTTAACATTAAAAATTTTGAAAAATATGATGTTTATATTGGTAGGGGATCTAAATTTGGAAATCCATTTACACATTATAAACATTTAGGTGGACCTCTAATTATTGTAGCTTCTAGAGAAGAGGCTATTCAGAAATATAAAGATTGGGTTTATGAACAACCTGAATTAATAAAAATTATTAAGGACGAATTGAAGAATAAAATTCTAGGGTGTTATTGTAAACCGCTTCCTTGTCATGGTGACTTTTTATTACAAATTGCAAATGAGGAATGAATATATTATGCCGAGACCTGACTTTATTAAAGAGAGTGATATTAATCGTTGGACAAAACTTATCTCAGAAGATCCATTTATCCCAAAAGAACTTTTATCATCAAAAGTTCTTCTAGAGGTTTGTATGGCTGGTCTTTGGCTTTGTGAAGAGCTTGAGAAACTAGAATGTCATGAGGTATTAATCGGCAGAATTCAATGGACAGCCGGGAAAATTTCATATGGCAAAGATCCTTGGGAAGTTCATATTTCTATTTTAGAAGAGTATAAAAATAATACGCTAGTTATTGAGCTAGAAAATGAAGAAAATTCTAGTCTTAATTAATTTTAAATTATAGTATCTTGACTTTTATTTTTTAATATTTATTTTATTTATCATTGATTGGAGAAAAATATGGCAACACAACAAATGGCATCTTCAGATTTTAATTTAAAGAAACTTACTACAAAACAATTGTCAGAGCATGTAAGCTCTTCAATTAAAATTGGTAGTAATATTGCAATCTTTGGTCGTAGAGGTAGCGGAAAGACAGAGGTTGCTAAAGAAGAAATTAAAAAAGCAGAAATGCATGAAGTTTATATTAACTTAGCGGTTTTAGAAAGAGTTGATATGGGAGGTTATCCTAATATCATGGGAGCTTCAACATCTAAATTTGTTGACTTTATTCTTCCTAAGTTTTATGAACCTATGTTTGAAGGTAGTAAAGGTGTTGTTGCACTTCTAGACGAGGTTGATAAGGCTGATCCTAGCCTTTGGGCACCACTACTTGAGTTTACTCAATTTAAAACAATTAACGGAAGAGTTCTTCCTAACCTTAAATCTGTTATTATGACAGGCAATCTTATTTCTGAGGGCGGTTCAAGACCAAGCTTACCATTACTAGATAGGTCTGAAAAATATTTAGTAGAGCCAGATGCTTCTAGTTGGTTAGATTGGGCTGGTAAATCTGGAAATATTCACCCTTCAATTACTGCTTACATCCAAGATCATCCAAATGATTTGTTTGGCGCTGTAGATCCTGAAGATAGGTATGCAGATCCTTCTCCTCGTGGCTGGACTAGGGCTTCAGAGATCTTAAAGAAGGGAGAAGATTTGGGTTGGAGTTCATATCTATTAAATATGAAAGTTGCAGGTTGTATTGGCAAAGATGCCGGTATTAAGTATTCTAATTATTATGAGCACTATCAGCAACTACTTCCAATGATTGAAGATATTTTTAAGGGTAAAGATATCATAGATCGATATGAATCACTAGAGCCTACAAAGAGACTTGTAGCTTGCATGATTACTTGTTCAAGGCTTGCAACTCAACTTGATTCTTCAAAGGAAAGTAGTGCTTTACAAAGCGTAAAATATGTAGGAAAGTTTCTACAAAAAGTAGAGCATGAGAACGCTCTAATTTCAATTAGAAGTTCAATTCAACTTGAAAGAATTATTAATCACGCTCTAGATGAGCATCCAGATTGGTCTCCTATTGTTAATCAGCTAAATTCTCAAGCAAACGTCTGAATTGCGTATATTGGGGTATAAATGAAATTTTCAAAAATTATAGGCAAAATTGATCCAAACTTAGTTTCAAAGGCTGAAGAAAAGCTATCAACAATGTTTATTGAGCTTGCATCTAAGTATAACAATCAACATATTGGTAGTGGTGTTGGAGGTGATCCATTAATATTTTCTTTGTTATACCCTGTTGAGCATGTATGCACTCTAAATATTCCAACTGCAGCTACAGATGGTAAGAGGTATTATTGGAATCCAAAATTTGTTTTAAAGAAATGTGGAAAAACAAATATTGGGTTAAGAATCATTGCTGCTCACGAAGCCTGGCACTCAATTTACATGCATCCTCAACGCAGGGGATCTAGAAACCCTAAACTATGGAACATTGCCGTTGATTATATCGTTAACGGCATGGTCATGGAAGACTTTACATCTAGAGGTTTAGATGCAAAAATGATGTTTAAAAATCATTTAGGCTCTTATATGACTCTAAAAGAATATGTTGAATTTTTAAAAGATCCTTTCAGCTCTCCTATAAAAAATTCTTTAAACAAAAAACCTTTAGAGGAAGTTTCTTTACCAAATCCTAATGATGATAGAGATTTGACAGAAAAAGAAAAGAAAGAGCTTGAAAGAAGAGAAGAGGGTTCAAGCTTTTATTATGCAGATCCCGATCTTGAAAAGGATATGAAAAAGCCGGAAAAAATTTACGACTTACTTTATAGCCTTTTACCAAAATGTCCTAAATGCGGTAGAGTTGGAGTATATTCAAAAAATAAAGATGAAGATAACTCTGACAAAAATAAAGATGGTTCTAATGAAGAAAAAAGTTCTGATGGAAAAGATAAAGAAGATAAAGATTCGGAATCTTCAAAAAGCCATGATCATGGTGATGGAAAAGATTGTAATTGCCCAAATCATGAAAATGATGGAAATGGTGGCTCAAAACAAAATGGCAATTCAAATTCTAAGTGCTGCGATGAATGCGGTGATGGCATAGATATATTTAGTATTGGCGGCACTGTAGACGATCACATGGATACAGAGGAGTCTGAGGAAAAACTTGCAAAAAGATTTTCTGAAGCTATGGAAGCTGCAAAAAGAATGGCAGGTGTAGTTCCTGCTGAACTTGAAGAAGAAATTGGAAAGCTTACCGCACCAAAGATAAGATGGCAAGATGTTATCAGATCTAAAATACTTAGAGTTCGCAGTGGAAATGGAAGAAATGATTGGACTAAATTTAGAACAAGACCAATGTTTACAGGACTTTTAGTTCCAAAGAGAAGAGATTATAGTGCAAATTTTGGATGTTTGCTTGATACATCAGGCTCGATGAGCAAAGATGATATTGCTTTTGGTTTATCTCAACTTTGCTCTTTAGATGAAAGATCTGAGGGTACAATTGTTCCTGCAGATGCGAAAATTTATTGGGATAAAGCTACAAAAATTAAAAAAGCAAACGCTGAAGAGATTAGTAAAGTAAAAGTTTATGGAAGAGGAGGTACTCTTTTTGGATCATTTACTTCTGATTATGAAAAAAATATTGGAAAATGTGATTTTCTAGTTATTATTACAGATGGATTTTTATTAGATACAGATATAGCTAATATGGTTAATCCAGGAATTGATACTATCTGGCTTATTACTGCAAAATCTGATTTTAAACCTCCATTTGGAAGATCGTTTTTTCTTAGAGACTAAATAATAAAGGCTGGGGTTTATCCTCAGTCTTTTTAAAATAAAAAAATATATGGATAATGTAATTTTTATAGAATTTTTTAACAAAGAAAATTTTCCACCAGGTAAATGGAAAAATGAACCAGACATTTGTTCTTGGATTAGGGGCGATTATCATTGCTTAGCTTTAAGAGATATGTCTATTGGTACATGGAAAGGTTTTGTTGGTTTAAGTAAAAATCATAAATTTTATTTAAAATCACTTAAAAATATTTTAAGGACAAAGATAGGAAAGTCTTTAAATAAAAGTTTATTTTTTGCAGGAAAATTACCTCCAAGATTTAAAGAGTATGATAAAAATTTATGGTGGATTGGTGTAGAATCATTTGATAAAGATGATGTTATGCCTTTTGTTAAAACAGAAGAAAATTCTGAAATAGTTTATATTAAAAAATATAAAGATTTACCGTTTATTTTAAAAAAAGTTAATGTTTTTGTTGATAACTTTTCGGAATTAACATGAATATAATTTGGTTATTAATAAATTTACTTCTAATATTTTGTTTATTTGTTAAATTAAGAGATAAAAATGACGTTTAATTTTTAAAATTAAACGCACCTTGACAGGCATCTTATAAAATTTAAGATGCCTGTATTAGTTCGTGCGAAGAAATTTTATTAAAGGATTTATATGAAGTTAGATGAAGTTCGATTTAAAACAGATAATTCAAACTCTCCTGTTGAGGAAAAGTTTTTTTCTATCGAAGATCAGGCAATGGTATTTGACATCTTGAGAAACAAGATGTATTCAGACCCAATTGCAGCTATTTGTCGTGAAATTTCTTGTAACGCTCGTGATGCTCATAGAGAGGTTGGAAAAAGTGACACCCCTATTGTTATTCATATTCCTAATAATAATGAACCTTATTTTAAGGTAAAAGATTTTGGTCCTGGAATTTCACCAGATCGTATTAATAATATTTTTATTAAATATACTGCCAGTACAAAAAGAAGTGATAACGTTCAAACTGGCGGATTTGGTTTGGGCGCTAAAACACCATTTTCTTATAGTGATACATTTACTATTATTACTAATTATGATGGAGTAAAATACAATTATCTTTGCTTTATTGATGATACAAAAGTTGGGAAAATGACTTTACTATCGGAGTCTCCAACTGATGAAATAAATGGTACAGAAATTATTGTTCCAGTTAAATCTGAAAATTTTACAGACTTTATTAGATGTACACAAAATGCAGTTAACTATTGGGATGTTAAGCCTATAATTAAAGGCGGCGCTATTTCTTATTACCAAGATGAGGTTTATTTTTCAGGAGATAATTGGAAGGTTGTAAGTTATCTCAAATCTAACTACAATAGATATGTAAATGCAATTATTGATGGCATTTCATACCCTCTAGATGTCAACACCATTTCTAACTATGCTAGTACAAATTTAATTAATTCTGTTAGAGGTAATTTATTACTTTATTTTAATACTGGAGATTTGTCATTATCTGCAAGTAGAGAGCAGGTTTATTTAGATGCTCCTACAAAAGATAAAATTAGTTTAGCCATTGAAAATGCAACTCATGGTGTTAGAGATGCAATACTTTCTAAAATTGACACTATTGATAATTTATGGTTAGCAAAATCTTATTATAAGAATCATGTTTCCAATATATTATCTACCCACTCATTTATGGGAGTAGTGTCTTGGAAAGGAATTGATTTAGATTCTTTAGGATCAAATTTACCAGTTCCAGTTTATAATTTTTTCAAATCTAATAGATACACAAATCGTTGGAGTGGAGCATTATCTAAAACAATTATCAGAAGAAGGCTTACAAAAAGCATTAGCTTTGCTCCAAAATCATTACTTATAATAAATGATTTGAATATTGATGAACCATCATCTAAACATGTAAAAAATATTTTTGAAAAATACCCTGAAATTAGTGATATTGATTTAATTTGTTCAAATCAAAATTTTGAAGTATATAATGCAAAATATCACTTTGATAAAATGAAACCTCTTTTATTATCAAGTTTTATAAAGCAACCAAAAGTTATAAATAAAAATTATAACAAATTAGTTTTTTATAAATTTGATGATAAAACTTTAGAGTTTAGAAAAGCTTCATTTTCAAATGTTGAAGATGATTCAAAAACAAAAGTTTTTCTAACTTTAGAAAAGTCATATTATAAATCAAATAAAATGATGCCAATATCAAAAGATATTTCTGGAAACCTAATTGATTTAGATTATCTAAGATGCCTTTCAAAAACATTTGAAAACGTTTCTTTTTATGGGATTAGTAAAGAAATTTCTATTTCAAAAATTGAAAATGCAAAATCTTCAATTAAAAACATTGTTCCATTAAACGATCTTATTAAAGATTATTTGAGCAAATGTGATTTTAATGCTTTAGTTAAGGCAAAATATATTAACTCACTTTATTTATCTGATAGTTTTAAATCATCTTATGAATACTATATCAAAAATATAAAAGATAAAAATTCACCGTATCTTAAAAAAATATTACTATTAAAAGAGGTGTTTAACATATCTTACTCTAATGAAATAATTTCATTGATGTTATATGAAAAAGTAAATGGTTTAATAGAAGAAGAAAAAATTGACAAGTGGTTTTTAAATAATCAAAATTATAATTTTAAAACTATAAATGAAGAGTGTTATTCAAGATATCCTTTATTAAGTATGGTTGAAAAAACACATGGTTACGAAAATCACATCTGCAATTATATTAACTTAATTGATAAGGAAATGGAAGTATGACGAATGTTGCTGTTTTAGGTGCCCAATTTGGTGATGAGGGTAAGGGAAAAATTGTTCATGACTTTTCTCCTAATTATGATTGGGTTGTAAGATTTAGTGGTGGAGCAAATGCAGGTCATACTATTTACCGAGATAAAGTAAAATATGTTCACAACTTAATTCCTTCATTTGATTGGAGGTGTGACAGAACAAAAGCATTTTTAGCTTCTGGTATGGTTATTGATATTGAACAGCTTCATCTAGAAGTCTCAAAGCTTTATGAAATAAATAAAAGTATACCTTCAAAAATTTACGTTGATCCTGATGCTTTTTTAGTTCTTGAAGCTCATAAAGAGCAAGATAGGCAAAATAATAAACATATAGGATCTACTAATAGGGGAATAGGTCCTGCTTATAAATCTAAAGTTGGTAGAGATGGAATAAGA